ATATTAAATATTCGGGAGCTTAAGGTAGTGGATTAGTAGTTTCTAGATAGATGTCAACATACTTAGAACTATCTCGGTACTATCAAAATCTATTAGTTTATATAATATTGCAATATAGATATGAAGAAATTTAAAGACAACATCAAGTTCAGTTTTTCTCCTGAGTTTCAGTTTGAGATACTTAGGTTTGTTTTAAAAGATAAGGAAGGAGGATTAGTACTCAAAAGGATTAAATCCAATTACCTGGTTCTCATAGAACACTCCCTTATCTTCGAGGGTATATCAAAATATTTTAAGAAGCAAGGCAGAATGCCCTCCGAGAATATCTTAAAGGAAGTATTAAAAGAGTTACTAGAATCTAAAACCTATGTGGATTTGGTAACTAAAGATGATATACCCAATATCAATAAACTAATAAGTAATCTCTATCATATACCCCTATCGGATTCTGATTATATAAAAGAAAAGATATATCAGTTCTCTACTTATGTTGAGATGAAGAACTTAAATGATTCCTTCGATTTGGATAACTTTGAACAATACGAAGAGTATTCGAGGAAGATTGAAAAGGTACTTCAGAAAAGTAAACCTAAGAAAGAAGATGAACCTTTATATATGATTCGGGATATTACCGAGAGACAGTTTAGAAGACAATCAGAACCTTCAGTTATACCTTGCCCATTTAGGCAGTTGAATGAACTAACTAATGCAGGAGGTTATCCAGAGCATTCAGTTAACGTGATATTGGATAAACCCAAGGCAAAGAAAACCTTCTTTATGGTAAACCTTGCAAGAGGTTATCTCAGAATGAAGAAGTCAGTATTATATATTGATACAGAAAATGGCCAAGAACAAATTATGGACCGTTTTATTCAATCCAGTATCAATAAAACTAAGAAGGAATTATACTCTGGTGAGTATGATAAACTTGAGTCAAAGCATTTAAGGAAACTTGCAAGGTTTGGAGTCGAATTAGTAGTTGAGCGTGTACCAGCGATGATTACTAATACCACTTATATAAGAGAGAAGATAATTCAGCTTCGTAATCAAGGGATTGATATTAAAGTTCTTATGGTTGACTACGCTGGTAAGCTTGCATCAATAGCGGGTGATAGAGAAGATTTCGAAAGGATATCTAATGTATACGTAGACCTTCAGAATCTGGCAGAGGAATTACATTTAGACATTATATGGACTGCCCATCACATTACTCGTGAAGGTAAAAAGCATAGGCTTACTCGGTATGATGAGAATGATATCTCTGGTTCAATTGCAATCGTTCGTAATGCCCAGGTTATCATGGGTCTTAACTCTACTGAGCAAGAAGAAAAAGATAATATTCTTCGAGCTGAGATAGTAGTACAAAGGGATGGTCTTCCTTCCGGTAGAGCATTATTCAAATGCGATGTCGAAAGGCAAAGATGTACGGAATTTACAAGGGAACAACGTAAACAATATGATGAAGTGTATTCTGGAGTATTAGATTCTATGATGAAGAGTTCTAAAGATAATCCCTCTGCAAATAAAGAAAAGTATGAGAAGAAATCAGGTGATATCTAAAAGAAAGTTAATCTCTAATATAGTAGGGTGGCCAGATTATTATATTTCTAAGAGAAGTAGGTTATATAGATACTACCCTAAAAGAAAAGTATGGATGTTATTAAAAGGTACCCTCAATCAGGGTAGGATATACCATATATTAAGAGATAGTAATAAACATAAAAGGATTCAGGCTTCTAGATTAGTAGCCTTAGCTTGGGTACCTAACCCAGAGAGTAAACCTCATGTATGTCATAAAGATAATAACCCTTGCAATAATATACATACTAATCTTTATTGGGGTACACAGAAAGAAAATATACAACAGTGTATCAGGGATAATAGATTTAGACCTCAAGGTAAAGTACCCATATCTAGAAAGGATATACTTAATCTTAATAAGGATTATTTAAACGGTGTTACTATAAAGGAACTAAAACAGAAATACAATATAACCCATATTCATAGATACGTTAAAGAAACTAAAAAGAGATATAGATTAGGACATGATAGGGTACGAGAGTTAATTAGGGATAAAGCCAAGGGTTACTCCAATAAAGAATTGGGAGAAAAGTATAAGCTAAGTAAAGCTAGTATTAGTCACTACTTAAATAGAAGTTTATGAAAATAACTAATCAGTTTAAATCTAGACTAAGGACATACTTTATTAAACGATTGGGAGGTTACGATTACCGGCACGGATGGTTACGCATTCCCACTTGCCCATATTGCGGGAGAGAACAGAAGTTGGGAGTTAACCTTTCTATGTATAGAACCAATTGTTTTAGATGTAATGCCCATCCTTCTCCTGCTCAACTAATAATGGACATAGAAGGATTTACTGAGTACCATGAACTAATTAATTTTTTGAACAATGGACAATTTGATGAACTACAGTTTAAGGAAGAGAAAATCGAACTTGCCGAAAGTAAGCCCGTATATCTCCCAGATGGATTTAGAAATATTTCGCTCGGAGACAGCCAACTTGCAAAAAGCATTCGGGGATATATCAAGAAACGCGGCTTTAACCTCGAGAAGTTTTCAAGATGTGGTATCGGATATGGAACAATGGGCACGACATATGGGTACCTTATCATCCCGTTTTATTATCGAGGACAACTTAGGTATTACAATGCTCGAAATGTTATCGGAAAAGGACCCAGGTATAATAATCCAGACAAAGACATCACCGGTTTGGGAAAACAGTTTATCATCTTTAATCATGACGCATTGGAGATGTATCGGTCGGTATTCATTTGCGAAGGAGCACTTAATGCTCTCACAATTGGGGATAGAGCAATTGCCACAATGGGCAAAGCTATTAGTCAGTACCAAGTCAATGAACTACTTAAATCCCAATGCCAAAGATATATTATCCTTTTAGACCCCGATGCCAGGTCTTATGCTGTTAATCTCGCACTTAAATTAGTAGCTTATAAAAAAGTCAAGGTAGTATTTCTTCCAGAGGGTTTTGATGTAAATGATTTGGGGAAGAAACAAACACTTAAGCTAGTATATGCTACTCGGTATCAAAGTTATCAAGAATTGATATCAATCAGAAACTCATTGAAATAGGGAGTTCCTATTATATTATAAAATAATATATTTATGCGTGAACCATCTATCCATATAACTAAGTCTCAGTTTGAGGAAATATTAAATACCCTAGAGGTAGATAACTTCCCAGTTGAGGCTTTTTTTGTTATTGCTCGAAAGGAGGCAATAAATCATAGAGCAGTCTTAGTTTCTAATAATAAGAATACTAAGCGAGTTAATAACATTTTACTAGCATCTAAGGGGGATGCTGCCCTTGTTGCTGATATTTTATATGCAACTCGTATAAAGTTAAAGCATAGGGGAGTTCGTAAAATAAATGAAAGTAATTCTCGAGAATGGGCAAATTGTAAAAAGCTTGCAGAGATATGTAATACCTTCTGTGAAGATTTTAAATTTGATACTCGAGAAGGTTTTATTAAATATATTGAGACAGGCTTAAAGAGGATGACTGATTATAGGAATGTTATGCAAAGGTTAATATCTATGCAGGATAACATTACTAATCAAGTAGATGCCGAGATAGAATTGCAATATTCAGATTCAAAGCTTACTAAAGAGATACATGACTATTTCATAGGTAAGATTGCTAAGGCAACTGGTATTTATGAATCTTATGAAAACAAACCAGAGAAGTATGTACACTTTGCAAAGGTAGGAGAATTCCTAAAAGAAGAGGGTTGGGATTATAAGACATTCATTGATGCTCAGTTTGAATCTCTTGCATGGTGTAATGGATTACCAGATATTGCACAGATGTATACGGATAAAGCAATTGAAAGATACAATAAGTATTTATATAAGTATAAGAACAAAAAATCCCTGGAAGAGGAACCCGAAGTTGAAGGTTCTCTCTGGGAAAAAATTAATAATTAAAAAAGTAATATGAAAGGTTTACAATTTTTCGGAAACAGAGTGGAGGATGCAGCTAATGCTTTTATAGATGTCCTCAAGTATTCAGACCAATCGGTAACTTATCCAGATTTTAAGGATATCGACCCTTGGCCTGATGAGATAATTAATATGTTCTATGTGATTTGGAAGAATGCCAAGTTCTCAGAACTAAGTGCAATTATTATGTATACCCAACAGTCTTCTAGATTCGAGGAGGTATCAGAATTGATGTTGGGTATTGGTTTGGTAGAGATGAGGCATCTTGACAAGATATCTGATTTCTTACAAAGGGCAGACCCATACGAGGATTACTCTACCATGAATATTAATCCTACAATTGAGATTGGTTCTACTTGGGAACAAGCTTTAAAGATTGCTTTGAATTCTGAGATAGAAACTATTGGTCATTATAAAATGATTCAAAGGGCAATTACTCAATATAGTGAACGTTCTGATTATAATGACGTGAATTATTTCCTTGAGAAATTGATTGCGGATGAGGAGCATCATATGAAACTTCTCAAGGAAGCAATGGGTATGGATAAAGCTACTAAAGGTGTAACTGTAATTATCAAATGAGTAGGATAATCATACAGAATGGAAATATGTGCGAACTCGACTTACCTCTTAAGTTCGCACAGAAACTTTATAATGAGTTTGCCATTCGACATCCAAATGCTTTCTACTTACGTACAAGGCAAAGAGGTATGCAGAATTGGGATGGTAAAATTCACTATATTACCAAGACTGGGCAATTTAAAATAGGTTTACTTCCTAAGGTATACGATATGTGTATTGAAATGGGGATTAAACCTAAAGTTGTAGATATGAGACAACCTTTACCTAAAATCAGTAAAGTAGTTACGAATATAGGTAAGTATAAGTTAAGGCCAGAGCAAGAGAAAGCAGTTAAGTCTGTGATTAATAATCGAGTAGGAGATACACCTTTCCATATTGGTGTATTAGATTACACGGTTAATGCCGGTAAAACTCTTATCATGTCGTCTTTATATTTAACCTATAAGAAGCAGTTAAAGACTTTGCTAATAACTAATGACTCAGATTGGTTAAATCAAGCTAGAGAAGAATTTAAGCAATATCTTCCGGGAGAAGATATCACTTTTGTTCAAGGCAAGGTTTTAAACTGGAGTAATTTTACTATAGGTATGGTTCAGTCTATTTCGAGGAACATGAGATTCTATCAAAAAGAACTATCTCAGATAGACATGGTACTTGTGGATGAGGCTGACCAGGGAGGTAGTAAACAATATCAGAATGTAATCACCCGACTGTTTAATACCCGAATTCGTATAGGATTATCCGGTACCATTTATATGAGTAAGCTTGCTAAGGATAAGGTTAAGAATATGAACCTAGAATGTTTCTTTGGTAAAGTGATTGCTGAGTTTAAACTTAAGGATTCCATCAAGAAGGGTTACTCAACTAAAACTATCGTAAAGATGGTACCCGGTAAATCTTGGTATGGTAATTGGGAATCTGATTGTATATCCTATAAGGAGATATATGATGATTCTATTACCGAAAATAATACCGCGTGGACCATGGCTTATAATCGATTACGATGGAATATTAATCAAGGTAGATATCCTGCTCTTGTAGTATGCAAGCATATTGCACATTGTGAAAATCTATATAAGTTCTTTAAAAAGAAACTGGGCGATGCCTATAATATTGCCTATGTGCATGTTAATACTCCCTCTAAGTTAAGACAACAAATAATGAGGGATTTTAGGGAAGGCAAAATAGATATCCTGGTATCAACTACAATCATTGCTCGAGGTAAAAACTTTCCTAAGCTTAGGTATTTACTTAATGCAGCAAGCATGGATAGTCAGGAAAAATCTATTCAGTTTCTTGGTCGTTTGGTAAGAACCGATAAATCGAAAAAGAAAGTATACCTGGATGACCTTCATTATCCTGGCCCTTATTTAGATAGGCATGGTAAGCATAGGAAGCAATATTATCAGAGACAAGAATTGAAAGTAATATTGTTAGATAAGCTATGGAAGAAACATCCTAACCATAGCCTTATTAAGAGTTAACTAGAAGTACTATGAGTATTTACTTTTTCTCCGTAGGAGGAAAAGAAGATTACAGTTAATAAGCATATAGGCATTATGAATAATGATAAACTAATATGTATCAGAGATGAAGATGATACTAAACTAACTACTCTATTATCAGATGGTTGGAAGATAATCCAAATCTCTGCATCCGGTATTTATTGCTGGGTACTTTTAAGGAAACCCAATAACACTAAAAAGAAAATCAAAGGCTTTCAGTGATGGAGAAATATATTTTAATTACAGCGGTTGTTATTATGATAATAATACTCGCTTTAGACTTCATACTTTCTAAGGATGGCTATCAATGCCATTCATGTAAGAAACGTTTTCATAAAGAGGATTTAGAAATCAAGGGATGGCATTTAAAAGAATGGGTCTGTCCCCATTGTAAACACCTTAATTACACTTATGATGAAGAAGATTAAAGAATGGTTTAAGTCGTTTAAGTCTCTTGTTGTGGGAGAGGTACATAATCCTAAACATGTATTCAACTGTAGAGATTTGATATGGATATCAAACTTGGAAACTTCTCAAAATACCCCCGAATGTTTTACTCATTTCTTTTGTTTGTACTGGAGTAATGGTATGGTAGTCAAAGTATGTCAAGAGAGCTATGATAGAAATTCATACCAAGAATTATATAAACTCAGGGAACTATTTATAAATAACATCGGTTATTCCTATGTTCCCATAGAAGATAACAGTGAAATATACATTTTATAAACGTAAAAAAAGATATATAATGGCTAAGAAAAAGAAACAACTTCCTGACTTATCGAAGCAAGATATCCTTACTCCCATAGATGTTAGTACTCTGGGAACTAATGGAGACCCTTGCTTCGGTATTGGGTATGACCTATCAACTAAAGAGTGTAAGCTATGCGGAGACTCAGAGCTATGTGCATTCAAGATGTCTCAGAACTTGAATATCACAAGGAAAGAGCTAGAACAGAAGAATCAATACAAGGATTTGGATGTATTAGAAGATACGGTTGGTATCAAGAAATACATCCGAGGCTTGATTCGGAAAGGGAAAGACAAAAAAGAAGTTATTACCAAAACTGTTGAGAAATTCGAAGTACCCAGAAAACGTATTAGAGAACTTTATAAAGAGTGTATTAAATAATGAAACCAATAGAGATGATATGGGCTATGTTCAAGGTATACCTTAATAACCCAAACTATTTGGTAAAGCAAGAAGATGTACTTGCTAACCTTTGTATGGAAGGTTCTTCCGATGTAATCAGGATGTGTAATTCATTGGAAGTACATGTTTCTAGACCCGAGAAATTAACCTTTGGACAACTTTTACGTAAATGTAATATATTATGAACAGATTTAGATTTATCAAAGTAAGGGAGGTAGTATCTCCCAACAGAGCAAACCCAAATGATGCTGGGTTAGATTTTTATGTACCAACCAACTTGACTTCAGAGGATATCCACTCTAAGAATGAATTTGATTCAGGAGGATATGATTTGGATATACCCTTTAGTGAACATTTCGTAAGGCATATAGCTTTACAACCTGGGCATAGGATACTTATCCCATCGGGTATCAAAGGTTTGCTAGAACCTCCTGCATCTATGTTAATGGCAGCAAACAAATCTGGTATAGCTACTAAGAAAGGATTAATCTTTACTGCCGAGATAGTGGATTCTCCCTATGTTGGAGAGATACACATTGGAGTATACAACACTTCTCAAGAAGCCCAGGTTATTGAAGCTGGCCAGAAGCTGGTACAATTTATTCATGTACCTATCTATATTACTGAACCAGAAGAGATTCAGCAAGAAGAATTCTATACCGAATCCCAAATGTGGGGAAGTAGAGGAGGGAATGGTTTTGGTTCATCAGGAAGTAAATAATCATGGACATCAGGAATATAAATGAACAAGTGCCTCAGGTAGAAGAAACTGAGGCACGGGTACTACAGGAAATGTATGATCTTGGGATAGAACAATTCTTTGGGTATAAAGAGATAGAAAGGTTACCTGATTATCCTTTAGATATAAATAACCCAAAGAACCAAGTTATCCTAAAGGATTTTATTGGTAGGGTTATTGAGGAATTAACCGAAGGATTCGAATCTACCGATGAAGTAGTATCTATATATCGTGATTATGGATGGAATAATGATTGCTTAACCTCAGAAGAATACACTCAGGTATTAAATCATCTAGCAAATGCAAATGAGGAACAAGCAGATGCCTTGGGATTCTTCTTTACTTTGCTTTTGTATTCTAATATATTGCCAGAAGATATTCTGAAATACCAAGATGCAAAGAGTTTATTTGAGGTAATGGCAATTGGAGTCAAAGACTTACTCATCAAGTACCCAGACCATCGAAGTGTAAGGAAATACCCTATACTAAGTCCAACTGATTGGGCAAGAGAAGATAGAGCAGAATATGATAAGATAGTTTCTTATACCCCAGGTTTTCATGAAATGAGCGAGATATCTCATGAAAACGAGAAGCTATATTTATGGGAAGTAATATATGAACTCAATAAAGCAAGGAACTTCCTTAAATGTAGACCCTGGAAACAAACTCAAGTGATGACCAAAGAAATAGATTTTCAGGAATCATTAGTAAAAGCTTTCTATCTCTATATGGGATTCTTAGCCATGAATGGGTTTACTCCTTGCGGATTATTTAGTTTATTCTTTAAAAAACAACGTCTCAATTTATGGAGACAAAATACTAATTATTAATGTCAGGGTGGAATAAGAAATTAGAGGGACTTCAACTTAATCCGGAGGAGTCCCTCCATTCGTTAGAATTTGCTACTTCACAAGAGGCATGGGAAAAACTCAATGAGGGATTCCTAAGATTAGAGCCTGCTTTATTTGGAAAGGGGGCTATGGCTAATAGTGGGGTAGCAGTAGTGTATAACGTATTTATAAAGATACGAAAAGCATGGGTAGACCCAGAATTTGATTATGGGCGGTGTTTCAATTATAAAGAAACTAAGTGGACTAGCTTATTGAATAACTACATAGATTTTAATAAGCTTGACTTGTTGCGTAGTAAACTGAGAGTACTGAGAAATAAGTACAATCAGAATTATAATATAACTTATATGTTTAACAATCATCATGATAACGGTAAACAATGTCTAATAGCTGCGACTTTTTCAAAACGATTCGGGGAAGACATCCCAGTTATTACAATGGTAGTTCGGGCTTCGGAGATTACCAAGAGGTTAATATTCGATTTCCTATTAATTCAACGAATGTCAGAGTACGTATATGGGCCGGACCAGTCAGTACAAATCAACCTATTTGCGACTCAAATGTACGGAAATGTGGAGACACTTCTAATGTATCATACCCATAAACCTTTGAAGAAGGTACTTAAAGGAGCAGAGGAGAATTCATGGAATAAGAGGATAAAAGAGATATGGAAAAAATTCCAAAAGGGCACAGAGAAGGAATTCTCTTCATTCAAGGTATTCTTTAGAAGTTTTAAAGTGCTTCGACCAGATTTATATGAGGAAACATATAAATCAATGAAAGCAAAAGAATTACTTCTTGAATACGAGGATATAGAATATCCTGAGAATGTAATCTCTTACTCTCAACGTAAAGCCTATAAAAAGAAACTTTTAAAACAAAAGAACAATGGAAGCTAAGGAATTTTTAAATCAGAAGCGGATAGGATTAGTAAACAAATTTTATTACCAAGTTTTAGAGATTAAAAAGAACGGTGCAGAACCAGATATACCCTTGTTAATGAAAGAGGTAGAGGATTTTGATAATTTTGTATTTCGCTACTGGCATATGACCTGGGTTAATTCTACAATGTCATACAGTTAAATATTTATATAATATGAGGATATATTCTAACAGTTTTGAGTTAATGTCCGAAATGGGCAGAGAACTCAACAGTTATGGTCAAACTGTAAAACCAAAGACCTATCAAAATAAAGTGATTGAAGGTAATGAGGATTTTATTACAAAAGAACTCATTTGCCAACAATATTGTTTAACTTCACTTGGAGACCCAATATGGTTATTCGTATTCTCTCATTCAAAGGAATGGGCAGATGCCGAGTTTAAAGAAAGAATTGGTTGGTATGATTTAAATCCAGGTAAAGCTTGGGAATTGAGAAAAGATTTATGGGAACAGTTTTTGGTGAATGGTAAGTTTGATTACACCTACCCAGAGCGTATTTGGAACTCGTTAGACATTTATGGTAGTACTTCTTTTAACTGTGATTTAGCAATGCAATCAGTTATTGAACTTCTTAAGAGGGATAATGATACTCGTAAAGCAGTACTCCCTATATTCCATGGTACAGATTTAAGATTCCTTGATGGAAGTAAACGTATACCTTGCTCAATGTATTATGATTTCCTTATCCGTCAGAATGGTAAAGGAGAGAAGGTATTACATATTTGCTATCATCAAAGAAGTTCGGACTTTGTACAACATTTCGGTAATGATATATATTTAGCTTGGAGATTAATGGAATATGTAGCTAAAGAAGTAGGAGTAAAGCCTGGTTATCTATATCATACAATTGATTCTCTCCATGCTTATAAGAAAGATTGGACAGCATTAGCTTCTAATCTGGAAGACTTACAAGAGAAATACTAATAATGAGGGATGTATCTACTACTGGTGGGTATGTCCCTTTTTCTATTTTTAAAATATGGAGACACGGTATACAATAATAAAAAACAAAAGAGAGTTAAAGAAACTCATTGCCTGTTGTAAATCAACTGGTTATGCTTGCTGTGATTATGAAACAAATGCAGAACCTATATATAATAAGGGTTTTAAGCCAACTATACTCTCAGTATCCTGGATGCCAGGGTTTGGTGCTTCCATTCCTTTAGACCATTTCGAAACAAAAGATTATACTTCACCCGGTTGGAATTGGAAAAAGATGCTAAGGAAATTTGGGGAAGAGGTAATTGAGAATTATGACATTGTAAAGGTTGCATGGAACTGGAAATTTGATGACCAGATAAACCAGAAATATCAAATATTCTATAGGGGTACTTGTTTAGATGGTATGCTTGCAAAATATGTTCTTAATGAGGAAAAACCTCATGACCTAAAATCAATGGTAAGAAGGTATTTGCCTGAGTATGGTAATTATGAGAAACAAGATGCCTTTGATAAGATACCATGGGATAAAAAGGAATTAGACCCACTTTGCCATTACGGTTGTCAAGATACGGATTATACACTTAGGTTAATGATATTCTTTGAGAAGAAGTTGGTGGATTTAGGTATGTATTCGGTATTCCGTAATTTATTCATGTGTAATTCACGAGTACTTACTTCGGTAGAAAAGGAAGGTTTATATCTAGATACTGAGTTCAATAAAAAGCTTTTGGAAGAATATAAACCAAAAATAGATGCTGCTAGAGACGCAATATACGCTTTGCCAAGAGTAAAGAAATTCGAAAAGAAGTACAACCAAGAAAAGATTGATAAGTATATTCAATCTATCGAATCAGAACTTGAAGAGTTAGATTATAATGACCCAAAGGATAAACGGAAGATTGCATCAAGGGAACAGAAAATTTCAAATATCAAAGCAGGTATATTCACAACTAAAAAGGAACAAGAATTAATAAGGCCAATTAATTTGGGTAGCCCAGTTGATTTACCTGCATTGATGTATTCAGAAGATGGCTTTCATTTTGATGTGATTAAGGATAATGAATCTGGTAAACCAAGTACTGATGAAGAAACTCTTACTAACCTTAGGTTAACGATTAAAAAGCCAGATTCACCAAAGGCAATATTCCTTGATAAGCTTCTTGAATTACGAGGGTTAGAGAAAATGTATAAGACCTATATTTATGGATGGTGGGAAAAGGTACAAGATGATTGTAGATTACACGGTAGATACAATATACATGGTACAGACTCTAATCGGTTTAGTTCTGCAGACCCAAATATGCAGCAGATACCAAAGACATCTGTAGACCCTAATATCAAGAAACAATTAGTTGCTCCTCCTGGGTATTTATATATGGCATTTGACTACTCACAGGCAGAGTTAAGGATGATGGCTCATCTATCTGGTGATGAAACCTATCTTGATGCTTTTGCAAAAGGAGCTGATCCTCACTTGGGCATAGCAGCAGCAAAATATGGTGTATCAATTGAAGAAGCATCTAAAATATACGAAGATGAAAATCATCCTGACCATAAGTTATGGAAGACTAGAAGAAAACAAGCTAAGCAAATTGCATTCGGTTTGATTTATGGTATTGGAGAAGCTTTACTTGCAGTAAAACTATCTGACCCAAAAGCTGGTATTATAGTTACTAAAGAAGAAGCCCATAAAGAAATGGCCGAGTTCTTTGAGAAACACCCAAAGATACTTAAGTTCAAAGAGAAGCAAGAGAAATTCCTTCGTAAGCATGGGTATTATACTCAGTTATTTGGTACTAAGAGAAGATTACCCCAGATATACTCAAACGACAAACAAGAAGTTGCTTATGCTATTCGTTTGGGACTTAATTTCCCATGTCAAGGTGCCGCAGCAAATATGACTAATTTTGGAGCTATCCTTGTTTATTGGTTAATGAGACAAGGTAAATTACCACGTATGCTTGAAGTAGCAACTGTTCATGATGCAGCCTATTTTTACTCAAAGCCTGAATATATTAATACTTGGACTGTTTTTAAAATATGGGATATATTGAGAAACCCTAGTACTAAGAAATATTTTGGTTTTCAAGTGGATGATGTAGATATGTCAATGGACTTCTCTATTGGTAGGTCAATGGCAGAAGAATTACCTTTTATTCCTGGGTATGATTATAGAAAGATGCTTCAACCAGATTTCTCAGTAGAGGAGTATATGGAAGAACATAAGAAGTATAAGAATGTAATCATTAAGGATTATCCTAAATTGTTTAGTAAAGAGATAAAGCAGTATGAGGAAGATTTTAAAGGGAAACTTAGATTGCATTGGTTGCCCTAATTACCATGTTACCAAGAATGGTAAGGTATATTCTAATTATAAGGGTAAAGGTTGGGTAAAATTATCCCTTAATCGAATTAAAAATAACGGATACGTTATAGTTTCTATTAGGGATACGAATGGATATAGGTATACTTATAACATTCATCAATTAGTAGCATTAGTATATGTACCAAACCCAAATAATCATAAGTATGTATGTCATAAGGATAATATAAGAACTCATAATCATTATAAGAACTTATATTGGGGTACTGCTAAGGAAAATACTCAACAATGTATTAGAGAGGGTAGGTTTAAATTTTCAGATACAAAGTTAAGTAGACCCGATATACTTCAATTACTTTATGAGTATGATACTGGTATGATAAAAGCAAAACTTGCTAGGAAGTATGAGATATCACCAATGTTAGTATATAAATATATTAAGAAAAGAAAACGTTATGAAAAAGATTTTGAACGGACCCACAGTATGGAGGGCTAAATGCCCAGTATGTGATTGCGAATTTGAATATGATACCAGTGAAACTTTTGGGGTTTATAATAAATCTGGGGATTATTTTATGATAGTACAATGTCCTAATTGTAAAACTAATATAAAGCATTCAGATTCAGTATCAACCATTACATCATCGAAAAGAGAGGATACTATGTCTACATAAATAATATAAATTTATGAGATTATGGCAACACAGAAAGAGATTGATAATGCAAGTAAGCTAACTGCCCTTACTTATATGGTTGCAGGGTGTTTAGGTTATTCTATCGAAAATTTACTTAAGTATTTAGATGGGGTTAATCTAAGGTTGAGTGGACAAGAAAAGATGTTACTTAACCGATTAAAGACCCAGTTATCTCAAGTACAAACTAATCTTACTACTTTAGAGGGATTGGCTTTTAAAGTAATGGCTACAGATGAGGATGGTAAACTTGCTTATGAAGATGCCACCCATATTTATTGGGCTGCATTTTTAGCATTACTCGATAGAGGTGGTACTGATAACTTATGCGACTTAAGATTAATGGCTTTGGTAGATAAGATAAGCATCTATAAATCTCTTCTTAATTTGCCTGGTATGAAACTCTCTTATCAAATGGCTTTTGCTCAAGTAACTAAAGCAATAAGCAAAGGGGAATTTAGTAAAGAAGACTTTAAAAACCTATTAGAAGTTTATGAAGACGGAACTGAAAAAACTAAAGGTTAAATTTGAAGGTAAACTTATTGAGATTGATATTCAAAAGGAATTATCTATCAATGAGAATATCATTAACTCTCAGCTACGAGAATCTCCTTCTAGTTATTATGTACTTGCTTCTTTGAGGGATAAGTATATAAAAGAACGAGATGCTCTAGCAAGGGAAAAGGATGAAGCCTATTCCAATGCCTGGGTATATTATAAGGATGCTAATGAAAGGTGGAATAACGAATATGTTTCTCATAAGGCAAATCTTAACAAGAAGTATTCTTCTATTTATGAGAGATACTTAAAAGCTGTAGAAAAAGCAAATAAGTTCATAGCTATATGTAAAGCCTATGAGAGTCGGGAGAATATACTAAGAACTATTAATGCGAATCTAAGAAAGGGTTAACCCATTGAACTATAATTAATTACTAACTTTTAAAAACAGTATTAGAATATGAATTATTCAATGACATTTATCTCACCTCTTGTGGCTGAGAAATTTAATCAAGAATTACCTGGATGCCCTACAGAAAATCGGGTACTTATTTTATCTCCAAAGGAGGTAAATCAAACTAAATCCGGTTTGATTATCCCTGAACAAGTAAAAGAGGGAGTTCCTCGTAAAGGGGTTGTAGTAAAGAGTGGGGAAATTACCGAAGAATACAAAACCTACCGAGAATTGGTTGCTGTAGGTAGAATAGTTACCTATGGTTTGTATGCAGGTAAAGAACTTGAATTCGAAACGGACAAACTATCTCCTGCTCTCAAACAACTTTTAGAGAAAAACGTTCTTACCGTATTGAGTATGAACGAAGTAGTTTACTCAGAACCGAATAATTAAAACTAATCATTATGATAAAAGACAAGAAGAAAAAGAAAGTTTCATCAGAGGGACTTTCTACAAAAGAAAAGATGCTAGCTAGAAAGAAACAGCTAGAATCCAAGGGAAATGGTAGTGGGTTAGTATATCCAAAAGAGGGAACTCTGAGGATGAGAATTAAATCTCCGGGTGATGACCAAGAATTGGGTATCGAAATTATTCAATTCTACCTGGGTGGCAATTTGGGAGGAGTTATATCTCCGGCTACTTTTGATGAACCTTGCCCATTCATGGAGAAATACCAAGAATTGAAAAACTCCAAGGATGAAGATGACAAGGAACTTGCCAAGAACCTGGTACCAAGAAGAAGATATGTTATCGGTGGTATCATTTACTCAGATGAAAAGGGTAGTAAGGTAGATTACGAAGGCAAAGATAAGGGAGTTTTAGTTCCTCGCTCAGTATACCAGGATATCATTGACCTTTACCTTGATGAAGATGAGGCAGGTGATATGACAGATCCAAAAACTGGATACGATATCAAGGTAATTCGTTCCGGGTCTGGTAAACTAGATACCACTTATTCTGCCCGTGCTTGCAAACCAACTAAGTTGGACAAGAAATATCAAGGTACAATTGACCTTGAGGGGATAGTTCGTTCTCAAATCAAATCCTATGATGAGTTGGAAGATTTACTTTCACAGTATCTAAACGAAGACCATGGGGATGACGATGATGACGATAAGTCAAAGAAGAAAAAGAAAAAGGGAGTTCACAAAGACCATTACATGGAAGATGATGAACCTAAGAAAAAGAAAAGAAAATACAAATCGGATATTTAAGGGTTAGTAATATGGTTTCATTCGAAGGTGGTAATTAGATTCGTTCTGTTATCACCTTCTTTAGTTTAAAGACATTACATTATGGCAAAGAAATCTAAGGTTGGTTTAAAAGTACCAACAGCAAATGAGATGGCAAAGAAATATGGAAGTATGATTAAATTAGCTTCAGAAGTTACTGATACCGATTTATATATACCATCTACTTTCTTTGCTCTGAACTACTTATTTGGTAAGGGTATTCCTTATGGTAAAATCGTTGAGATTGCTGGAGAGGAATCCTCTGGTAAATCTTTAGTGGCTTATAACTTTGCTTATGCTACTCAACAACTCGGAGGTCATGTGATATGGGTAGATGCTGAACAATCCTGGATGAATTCATGGGCTGAAATCAATGGAGTAGACCCTGCAAGAGTAACTATTGTTAATGATACCCGTATTGAATATATTGCAGACGTAGTAGCAGACTTAGCAATTTATTTACGTTCTCAATTAACTCACAATGAACCGATACTCTTAGTAATCGATTCCATTGCAGCTACTGACTGTACTGATAATATAGATGCTAAGATGGTTGATGGTAAGGCAGAGATGGGAGGTAGAGCAAAGGCTCTTTATAAATACTTCCGTATCAGAAGTGAATTATTCTACAAACTGGGAGTATCTCAGATATATATTAACCAATTAAGAACTGCTTTGAATGTCGGATTTGGAAAAGATAATACAACAACTACAGGAGGTGCAGCACTTAAGTTCTACGCTTCAATCAGAGCTGCTTTCTATTCAGGAAGGTCTGTTACCATTAAACAAAATGGGAAAGAAAGGAAAGCTGGGAAACTTGTCACTATCAGACTTATTAAAAATAAAGTTGCGCCTCCTCGACCTACAATCAGCAAATGCCCTGTATATTTCAATCCTAAATTCCACGAAGTCGGGTTTGACAGATGCTATGCTTTAGAAGATGTATTGGTAGATACCGATGTAATCGAAAAAACTACTGGTGGGTATAAATTGAAAGGGAAAACTCTTGCAAGAGGAGAAGAGAAATTCCAAAAGCTTCTGGAAGAAGACGATGAACTTCGTAGAAAACTTTTACGGAAAGCTGGAGTAAATACCATAGGTACTACTAAAAAACAACTGGGGAAAATAGAAACAAATCTATTCCCAGTCGATGGTGTAGAATATGAAAACTATTCAGATTCAGAAGAGGAGGAGGAAGACGATGAATAAGAAAGAGGTAGAAGGTATAGAGAAAGTAATTAAAGAGTACCTTAAGGAAAATTTGAGAATGGAATCTAGGGTTAGGTATCTAGATGCTTATAGCCCACCAGAGAATTATTTAGATGTATATCTTGGAGAGGAAAAGATTCAAGAAGTTTCACTTTATGAATTAGATTTTGGACGATGAGCAAGAAAACACAATTTACAAGGTCCAAGAATAAGATAGGTAGTCTGTCTTGGACTTCTCCAATCTATACTCATGGAGAAGGTAAGTATCAGAATAAAATACTTCATGATAATATCCCAGGATATCCAGGATACCACATCTCTAAGAGAGGTAAAATATATTCAAGGTGGGATGTTAATGGTAAGGGTATATTAAACAAAAGATATCACTTAAAACAACCTCATCTAAATAAGAATGGGAGGTATATAGTAGGATTATCTCAACCAGGTATAGGTACTACAAAATGGTTATTACACAGATTAGTGGCTTTAGTTTATATACCTAATCCCGAAAATTTACCCTATGTTTGCCATAAAGATAATGTACCTACTAATAATTCAGTTAAGAACCTTTATTGGGGTACACAAAAAGACAATATGTCTCAAGCTTCTAGGGATGGGAGGATGGTAAACAAATTAAAAGGTAAATGTATCAAAGGTACAGAGATTCAAAGGTCATATATACCTAAGTTGATAGGTATGGGGTTTACTAGAAAAGAGGTATCAGAGATAACCGGGCTGGGACATCAACTAATATCAGATTATTATATTAAATATAAAAATAAATATGAAAAATAAAAA